TGACGGCACTGGCGCGAGTGGATCAGGCCCTCAGGGGAACCCGGGCAATGGCGAAGCCTTTAAGCCCGGCACAGTAGACAATCCAACAATTTTACGCTCAGACGATCCGTTCGTGCTGGGAGAGCACGCGGATGCAATCGCGGATGGTTCCGTGATTGTCGAACCACCGGAATAACAAAAGGAGTAAAAACATGAAATTTCTGGTCATTATACTCATGGCCCTTATACTGCTGCCTGCACAGGCGGCTGTATTTTCCAGCACAGGCCTGCCGGAGAGCAAAGCGCTAATGTTCGGCAGCACTTCCACTACTTCCGACACCTACAACACCCCGTATGTTGACGAGGACGGGAAACTCAAGGTTTCAACCATTGACTCGGTTACTTCTGTAACTATTACAGAGATGAGCACCTGTGAAGTTGTCGAAACAGTCGAAGTCGTTTCCGAGGTTACAAACATCACCAGCGTTGACACAGTGGACACGATCACGAGCATCACAGGCGGGTCCATTGATGTTGATTATTTGACTGAGGGTTTTCTCACCGAGGTTGCGCGCGGGAACGTCTCGGGCGTTGACCTCTGGAACCTCACGCAGATCAATGACACGCTTCCCACCAGCAAAGAACTGATTTCCCCGGCAAGCACCATTGAGCAGAACGCGGCCGCGGCTGCTACTGTATACATTTCAAGTTCAAGCGCCACAGACGACAAAGACCTGCAGGGCGTGCAGTCTGTCAAAATCTGGGGAATCAATGGCAGTGATGCCCTGATTTCAGAGGAAATCAACATTGAGGGCAAGGCCACAGTTGAGACCACTGCATCGTTCAAGTACATCATCAAAGCAGCGGCTTTGACCGAGGGCACTTCCGGCCAGGTCGGTGATCTATACATCCACAAAAACGCATCAATCACAGACGGCGTTCCGGACGACACAACTTCAACCTATCTCAAAATACCTATAGGCTACGGCAGTTCCGGGAACGGCAAGTTCTTTGTCCCGTCCGGGGACACGGCGGTCCTGATTGATGCAAACGTCAGCTGCAGCGGAACAGGCCCCTATGTAGTGTATCTGTTCAGCAAGAAGAGCGCTTTCGGCAAATGCGGGCGATGACATAGCGGTTTCATTCCGCGTGCTGCTGTACTAAGCGGCGTAAATCAAGAGAGGAGTTCAAACAATGGCTATATCCAATACACTAACCCCACTGATTCCGAAAATCCTGGCCCGCACCCTGGCCGTGCTGCGCAACCAGTGTGTTATGCCGAACCTGGTTTTTCGCGGCTATGAAAAAGAGGCGAAGCAGAAAGGGAATGTTGTAACTATCCCGCTTTCCGCCTCCCAGACTGTTGGTGATGTTTCCCCGGCCGTGTATGGCCCAAGTTCGGGGAACAAGACCATATCCAGTGTTTCCCTGACTTTGAACAAGTGGAGAAACACTTATTTCGGGCTGACCGATCAGGAAATGACACAGATTGCAGCCGACAAGGATTTCATCCCTGGCCAGATGGCCGAGTCTGTGGCTGCCCTGGCAGACGATGTGAACGAGTACATCCTCAGTCTGTACGTTGGCATCTATGGTTACGCAGGCACAGCAGGAACGACCCCGTTCCAGACAAACGCCCGCGCACTGACCAGCGCAAGGAAGGCGCTGAATGCGCAGAAGTGCCCGAACTTTGATCGCGCTTGTGTCCTGGATAATGATGCAGCCGAGGAAGTGCTCAACCTCAAAAGCTTTGCTGACGCAAGCCAGACCGGCGAAAATAAAGTCAAGCTTGAGGGCCAGATGGGCCGCAAATACGGGTTTAACCTGTATGAGGATAACGCGGTCTCGTCTCACACTGCGGGAACCGATTCGGGCGCGGCTACAATCAACAGCGCCACGGTTGAGCCTGTGGGGGAAACAACCATCAAGCTTAAGGCTGTAGGTGGCAACCTGGCGCTGCTTGAGGGTGACATCATCACCATTGCGGGCGACACACAGACCTATGTGGTTGACGAGGACGTCACGATCACCAGCGGAAACACCGGCGACTGCGTCATTGCCCCAGGTCTCAAGGTTGCGACTTCCGGAGACGAGGCAATCACAATCAAGTCAACGCACGTGTGCAACCTGGCGTTTAACCGCATGGCGTTTGCGTTTGCATCCGCCCCCACGGCTAACGCTACACTGCGCAATGCTGGCGCTCAGATTTCGAGCATGGCCGATCCTCAGACCGGCCTGGTGCTGGAAGCTGAGATCATCAGGCAGTACAAGCAGGTCGTGTTTGACATTTCCATCCTGTACGGCGCAGTGCTGCTGCAGGCTGCAAGAGCCGCGAGGGTCGCTGGATAAACCAATTAAGTAAGTTTTGCAGGCACCAGGATCGAACCCATCAGGCGTAAAGCCTGGGTCCTGGGCCTGCTTCCCTTTATATCACAGAATGAACGGAGGAACACAACATGGCAAGGTACGCGGACGACAAGAAGGACCCTAAATTCGAGGAAAAGTACAATGCAAGCCTGATTACCAGGCGCAGACCACCTGTCCCTGAGTATGACGAAAAGGAACGTGCCTACCTCGAAACACACCAGCACGAGTACAGGTGCCCGATCGTCCTTATGATCAACAAAGAAACAGGGCACAAAATCAAGGTTTCTGAGCATGACAGCCAGCGCAGGCTTGAGCTTGCTTCTCTGGGCTATGAGCTCGACACCAGCACACCCAGGGCTCCGGTCGCAGGGGAACGGATCGAATTATCCAGTGCGGCAAAGAAGAAACTGGAACAGGACGAGTTTGAAAAGCGCGTTAAGCGTATGAACAAAAAGGACCTGATCGAGCTTGCGAAGCGCATGCAGATCCCTGCCGAGGGCACGGTGGAAGAACTCAAAGCGAAGATACTGGAAAAGGGTTCGGAGAAGCAGGACGAGGAACCGGAAAACGAGGAATAAAGCATGAGCTTTGTAGCGGAAGACGGCACCGGAAAAAGTGACGCTAACAGTTTTATCAGCTTGGCTGATGCAGACGCCTACCACGCAGACCGGCGAAGTGCGTCAAACTGGGACGCGCTTGAGGACGAAGATAAGCAGCCGCTTTTGATTGAGGCTACAACCTGGATCAATTCTTTGAATTTTGAGAATGGCTGCCCGATCAGCGACACACAGGCGCTGTTCTTCCCTGCATACGGAGCGTATGACCGGAACGGTTTTATGATCGACTCTGATGTTGTGCCGCAGCAGGTGAAGGACGCCACGGCGGAGCTTGCTTGCCGCATACGCAGCACCGAGGTTGAGGCTGACCAGGAGCGTCAGAAAAACAGGGTGAAAATGGGGCCAATGGAGGTTGAGTACGACCCGTATGTGTCCTTGAACAAGCAGTACCCCTTTGTTTTGCGCATACTCAAGGGCCTAATCCGCGAGTCCGGCTCCGGTGAACTGTGCAGAGGTTAAAGCGTTTTGAGCACTGAACTTGACAATATATTTGTCCCGCTTGCATACGATTTGCTGCAGGAATTCGGCAAATCTATGACCCTGACTCAGACGACCAGGGGAGCAAAGAACTGGGACACCGGCGTAATTGCGTCCGGGTCCGCCGTGACGTATTCCATCAAGGGTATGGAAATGGAATACTCTGCCCGCGAGATTGACGGGAAAACAGTCAAGTTCGGTGATAAGAAGATTCTTACCTACGCGCAGGATCTTCCGACCGACCTGGCTACAAGTGCGAAGCTCTACACAATTACAATCGACTCAGTTGTCTGGAACATTGAAAACGTGAAAACCGGCGTATCAGGCGAGGATAACGCCTACTACGAACTGCAGGTGAGGCGGTGATATGAGCACAAACGCAGCGGCACAGGACGCCTTTGAACTGGGCATAGACCGGTTCTTTACCGAAGCGAAACAGCAGACGGTTAAAAACTTCAAGCTGTTTGTGCTCGACCTGGCCTGGGCGATCATCGAGGGTACGCCTGTTGATACTGGACGTCTGGCCAGGGCCTGGTCTGTAGAGTTCAACCAGCCGGGCGGGTATATCCCTCAGAAAAGGTCGGTGCGGGGAGAGGCAAGCAAACAAGCCGCTTTTAACGCGATCAAACGGAAAATGGGCGAGCTCAGGGACCTCAAAGAGATGCCGCATTGCGCTTACCTGTACAACAACCTGCCGTATGCACACGCGATCGAATACGGTCATTCCAGGGTGAAAGCTCCAAAAGGTATGGTTCGGGTCGCAATAGCTGAGATCAAGGGGAAATTCGGGATATGAGCACCTACACACAGGCTGAAATCAACCTGCAAAAGCATTTCAAGGACAGCTGGGTCACAGCCGGGTATTCGGCGGGGATCATTTCCTTTATAAACGAGGACTTTGATAAACCAAGTAACTCGGTGTGGGTTGAGTTTGCGATTGTAAACGCAAGCGGGCGGCGTGTTGAACTAGGGAGCAATGACAACAAGCTGCACACAGGCTTTGTTGATATCAACTTGCACTATCCCGAAGATTTCAAAGGGGCAAAACCAATAAACGACTACCTTGATGCGATTGTGGGGATTTTCGAGAACCAGGTTGTTTCAGGAAATCACTTTGACGACTATGACGGGCCTGTAGGTCCTTTGAAAACAGAAAAAGGATGGCTGAAAACAAACATCAGCTTTCCGTTTCAGAGATATGGATAAGACAAAAAAACCGGGAGGGTAAAGAAATGTCTATAAACCTTGGACACGAGCGGGACATAAAGCTACTTGTAGAGGACACCTGGGGGACAACCCCCAGTTCAGCGCTTGAACTGTTCAAAGTCACAAGCGCAAAGATCAGGCCTGTTTTTGATATTGCGGAGGATGACGAGATTCAGTCAAGTGGCATGGAGCAGGATCACCAGATAGTTGCACAGCATGCCGAGGGCGATATGCGCTTTAATGTCCGCTTCTGCGATTGCATGGCGGATATATTCCAGAACGCCCTGGGCGCATCTTCCTGGACTTCTGTGAGCATCACTGATACAGACATAGCCTTTAATGCTACTGACAACGCGCTTTCGTCCACATCAACTAATTTCATCAGCAACAGCATGACGATTGGTATGATCATCAAGGTTTCGGGCGCAACCGAAAGCGCAAACAGCGGCCTTGCAAAGGTGACGGCCCTGACTGCGAATAAAGCGACTCTTTCAAGCGGATGGCTGGACCTCACCGCAGAATCAGCGGGTGATTCAGTGACGATCGAGGGCGACTACATTCGCAACGGCTCGACCCTCAAAGGTTTCAGCATTGAGGACGAGTACACGAACATCAGCGAGTTTGAAAGCGCTGTCGGAATGTCTATCCGGAGCCTTGCAATCAGCATCCCGCAGAAAGGCCGGATTACAGGCTCGGCGAGCTTCTACGGGAAAACTCACGCGCTGGCACAGTCCACGATCGGCACA